ATTACCTTTAGGGTTTTTATTAAGTGCAATTAATTCTGTATAATTATATGGTTCTGCCCCCGGTTGACCTTGAAATCTTATATGACCGGGTACAGGTAAACTTTGTTTAGTTACAAATTTATCTGTTGAATTATCTTCAACTAAAGGTATTCTTTGTAGATCTTTGTATCTAGCACCGAAACTTCCTGTTTCAGTTATTATTACTATTTTAGGAATATTTTGACGGGCTAAATTAACTAAAGTATCTTTATCATATATTGTATCTGAATCAATTTCATTGAGAAGACCTGACCAGTATAATTGTGTATTAGAAATATTACTGTTTTTTTCTAAAAAATCTTTAACTTTTGATCCTTTAATTCCACCCTCAGGAATATCTAAACTTGCTACACCGGGAAGAATAGAACTGTAAAAATCAGAAGATTCTAATTTTGAAATGTCACTATTTTTTTTTCTTCTTATCAGTTCATCACGATTTGGATTTAATCCTTCAGAAGTACGTGCAAGTATTGCAGTTTTTTTTTCGTTAGGTCTAACAAGTGGAGCAAAAGGTACTCTAGATTCTTTTTTAGTTTCTTTATCTTTTTTAGATGCAGATCTAATTTTTACAATCTCATTTCCAAAATGTATGTTACGTTTATCAGTATTTTTACTATCCATAATTTCTACAGGATGTAAACCCATACGTGGACTAGTCGTAAACTGTACTACATTTGAAGCATCTTCCCCAGCTTTTTTAGGTCCATAATCTTCTGTGTAAATTAATTTAGCTTTGTTACCTTCAAGAGGAATAAACTGAACTGGTATTTCTGTGTTTTGAAATAGTGGACCAATAGTATCTATACTTTCTTTATTCATAAATACTGTTTTACCACTACGAGGTTGAACACCAGATACTTCATTATCATCTCGTTCTGCACGATTTCTTATTGTAGTAGCATTTTTAAATTGATCGTATGTAGAACCAGAAGAAGTCTCAAACTGTAATGTAGGTTTATCTACTCTTTGAGCACCAACACCTACAGTACTAGAACGTTCTGTTGGTGTACCTCTTAGAAACTCCATGTCACCACCAAAGACTGCTTTGGTTTGACCTACTATATCAGCTTTAACTCCACTAGGTACAGCAGAACTTGCTGCTTTTGCAGTAACTGTTGCTGCTTTAGCTGCAGGAATTAACTCCAGTGCAGTCATAGCATCACCAATAACAGCTTCTTTTGCAGAGTTTACTTGTTGATCTGTTGCTTGGTCGTATGATATACCATACATACTTTGTAGTCTTGTATCTAAATCTTCACTACCAAGTCTTTGTACACTGTCTTTAATATCTGTAATAACTTCTTTAGTTGTTTCTACTGGACTAGTTACAAACTCTTTAGCCCCTTCATAAATACCAACAGCAGCATTTTTAAGAAACCCTATTTCATCTTCATTAATTGCTTTACCTAGTTTTTCACCAAATGATTCATATTCATTATCTAAACCAATTATATTATCTACAATTAGTTCACCATAACCCATACCCTTTTTCATTTGTTGATCAAGACTAGTCATTATTTACTTTATCCCTAAGTTTAGTTAAAGATCTTAATGAACGTATTTCACCCTGCAGTCTGTATATTTCTGCAGGGTCATCATACTGTTCCATTTGTTTATGTGCGAATGCAATACGAAAGTAAATTTCTTCCAACATTGCATCCCACTGAGGTTTGTTATTTACGACTAGTTTTAACTGGCTCACTGTACAGGTGCTCCACCAGTATTACCTGAGAAGCCCTGTTCTCCCGGCTGAGGGGCTGTACCAGTTCCTATAGTACCACCCCCACTGCCTTGGGTATCCTGAACTTGAACACCCGCAGGTGCTCCCTGTGGGCCACCTTGTGGTGGTACACCCGGTTGTGGTTCTGGTGCTGGTGGTGGATTAGCTTCTTGGAACTTCTTGAGTATCTCAGCTTGCACTGCAGCCTGTGTCATATTGTTCCCAACCTTATCAGGGTCAAGATCCATAGACTTAGCAATCTCACGTACAATATAATCCATACGTGCAAATGGTGCTAGTGCAGGATTCTGTACAACTTGCAAGAACTGTAGTAAACGTTGACTACGTACTTCATTAGCCATAAGGCTTTCAGTACCACGAGCCTTTACTTCTAAGTCACCTTTAATATCTGACTCAAAGTTAAACTGCATGTTAAAGTTAAAAAAAGCTTTGCCTAGTGGTGCTAGTAAGTAGTCATCAATATTTTTAACTACATTACGGATAGAGCCGTTGGCAGCAGACATAAGCATAGAAATGCCAGAAGCAGTACGGCCCACTCCAGTAACGCCTGTCTGACCATGTGCGAAAGATGGGAAGCCAGTTGATTCATCAGATAATACCCTTGCTTTATCAAACATCTGCATGTTTTCATTAGATACATTAGGAAATTTAGTACCAAAAATGGCTTGTCCGGGTGCACCGCCTTGTCTACGGAACACTTTTCCGGGGTACACAGACAAGTCCTGCCCCGGTACTAGATTAGTTTCGTCAATCTCAATAAGTAAGTTACCCGATAGTGCAGCATTATCTACTGCCATTCTCATAAACCCATTCATCAGGGTTTGTGTATCATCCATATTCTCTGCAATACCTACACCAAAGATGCTATAAGGGTTCATCTCATAGGGTGCTGCAAAGTATGGAATATACGCAGGGGTAAATGGATTCATTACTAAACGTAGTACCTGTCCATTACAGATCCAAGCATTTACACTTAGTTGTTCTGCATCTTTTAAATCATCAGGAATATCAATATCCTGTTCAACTAGTAATTCAGTATCTACAAAACCCCAAAACTCTAGGACTTCAAAACGTTGTGCTTGATCCTGTTCTGAGTTATCTTCCATTACATGTTCCCACCACTCTTTGTTGTAGGACTCACCAAGACGTAATGCATTATCAATTGCATTCTCACGGAAGTATGGACGGTTCTTTAAAGCACGTACTTGTGAACGTGACATCTTATGACGTTCTACGATATACTCTGCCTCTTCCATAGTAGCAGCATCTGGATCAGGATAAAAATTCCATATAGATACAGAGCTAGTTTGTGGAATGGTTTTAAACATCGGAGAGTAATTACCCTCTTCATCCCAATTAGCATACTCTTTATCTATAGCAAATGGACCTTTCATAATACCAGTACCAAATAATGCTGACTCAAAGGCTGCAGCACGAAGATGTTTCTTAGCATGAGACTCTTCTAGTTGGTCATGTATTTTCTTTTCCATTTTCTTTGCTGCAACTTCAGCAGGATGAAACTGTGGAGATGTGGGAGTTTTAGCAGGTCCGGGTTCTAGATAATCCATAACTGGATCTAGGTTTGCTTTCATACCAGCAAGACGTTCTCTAAAGTCTTGGTATGTTTCACCGGGAAGTAGTTCTGGTAAACTTTCATTTGCCTTACGTTGATCAGCATTAGACTCAAAACTTACTGTGTCTTCAACTCCATCGGGAAGAACAGTAGGATCAATAGTAATAGGAAATTTATTACCGCCAAACAATACTTCTGCAATCTGACCATATGCAGCTAGTACTTTAGTTTTAGTTACTTTAACAAAGACTTGTGATTTTTCTGTAGAACTAAATTGTACATCAGGACCGTAAATACCACGATAGTTACGATAAGCTTGAATCCAACGTTGTTCATCAAGCTCTCGTGCAGTTTCTGCTTTAGAATATTTTTCTTTAACAAACTGAACAATCTGTCCTGTTGCTGGATCGGAATAGTCTTCTTCTTTTACATCTTCAATGGATGAAGTTTCCTCCATGTCCATCATCATATCTTCAAATTCTTCTTCCATATTCTATCCTTAATATCCAAATTTTGCGTCTGAAACTTGAAATCCTGTACGATGATTGTTTGAATCAAAATCAAATAAACTACTGCGTGGTCTAGTCATTACACCGTATCTTAAAGCATCGTACAAGTGGTCTTCCGCATTTGTATCTACATCTTCTGGATTATTTTTATCCAAAGGTAAGGCAGGTAGTTGAGAGATGGTGTTAGTACAATTGTTAAAAAATACCAATCTAGGTTCTTCTGTAAATTCGTCAATTTGTAATCGCCTATGTAATTCATTTTTACCTGCTACACGAGAGCCTCTAGATCTATCAGAAGGACGCCAACGGCAACCTTTCATAATCATTTGTTCAGCAAGGCTAGGGCCAGTATCACCACGATTATGCCAAAGAGAAGAGTCAAGAACTCCATAACGTATCTTTTCACCATCTTCTGCTTCTAGTATTCTATCTGCTAAATCAGTAGCAGTAACCTTAGATACATACATTTCTCTATATACAACTAATTGTTCTGCTGGAGTTACTGCAATCCACACAACCCCTGTGTGAGAACCATATCCATAGTCACAAGCTCTAAACTTAGCCCAACCACTAGGTATATCATAAGGTTCTATTACATGTTCTTTACGATTAAATTCTGGAAATGCTGCCCCTTCATTAATATCCCAATCACCCTCTAATAACTGTCTGCGTTGATGTTCAGGTAACGACAGAAGATTAGCTTCATACATACCATCTTCTGCTAGATAAGGATTATCGAATAAGGTAGCAGGGATAAACCTACGTCTAAATAAGGGCTGACCTTCTTTACTATGACCTTTAGGCCAGCATATAATTTCACCGCTGTCTGTATCCGTAGCCCAAAAAGTTTTATTAGGAGTATTAGGGTCAATAAAAGTTTTCTTTACCCATTGATGACCCGGACCTCCGGGGTTGCTGGTAGCCCTCATATATAAGGGTAGTCCACTGGCTTTGGTTGTCCGAAGACGTGACCTCATATAATTCCAAGGATAGGGTGTAGGCCATTGCGTTAATTCGTCAAAACCGATCCAGTTGAATGCCTGACCTTGATACCTCATAACATCATCGTCACGATCAAGGTAAGACATCCAGAGTGTTGCTCCACTCGGAGCTACCCAAGTCTTATCTCTTTCCATAAACTTAATACCGGGAATTGCTTTAGGGTATAATTGTTTAGATACAGAGATAAGTTCTCTTAGTTCCTCAGTGCTTCTACGTACTAGAAGCATTCTAGCATTAGGATTATTTAAATAACGTACAGGGTCAGCAACCAGACTATACGATTTACCACCACCTGCTGATCCACCATATAATACTTCTTGTTCAGTAGAAGCTAAAAACTCTGTCTGTGGACCGGGGTTAGGCTCAAATATAACTTCTCTGGTATTAAATTCTTCTACTTGCTCAACCTGAAGAGACTCTGGTTTCTCTTCCACCAAGTCTTTCTTCTTCAAGCTTCTTCGCCTTTTCGAGGGCTTTTTTGTATTTTTCAGCAAGCTGGCGTTGGTTTGCAGCTTCTCTCTGACGTTTTCGTTCAATTTGAACTCTCTTCATTAAACCTACGTGAGATATATACCTACCTGATTCTTCACTTAACCAAGCAGCTACATCTCTGTAGCTATACTGTTTTAGGTATTTCTTACCTTCCTCTAAAAGATCTAACTCTTCTGGGATAGGTAATAGTATATCACAATCGTCAGGGTCTTGTCTATAACCAAATGGAACTAATCTACCTACTCTTACTACTTTTCTCCACTCAAACTTTTCATTTGGTTTTGGAGCAGGTAGTGTCCAAACTTTATCAATCTTCTTCATTTTTAGGTGGTAAAATAAATAAAGGGCTTGCTGCAGTTACTTCTACTTTATCTGATGCTTTAAATCCACTACGATCTAATACATCTTTAGCTGCTGCCATTTTTTCTTTGTTACCCAAATCAGTTGGGCTATCCATAATTTGTTTCATAGAGTAAGCAGCTTTAGTTGCACTTGCTGCAATAAAACGTTTAGTAAGATCTGCAATTTCATCCTGCAAAGAATTTACAATAGCTGAGGTTGCGACAGTCTCTGCATACCCAGCCATCTTTCTTGCTTGAGATAAATTACCTTGAGCTTCTTCAAATAGAACGTTAAGAAACTTTTGTTGCTTTTCCGTTAGATTACGGCTCATGTTATCTTCCTATGCGGTTTTACTTTGGCTCTAACTTTTTTAGGTTGAGCCACAAACTGCTTACCCGCCTTAGTGCCTTTTCGTTTTGCTCGTGTTGTAGCGGCATACTCAGAAGCACTAAGAGACTTAATAGCTTTCTCAGGTAAATACCTTTCGCCTGTAGCCTTGGAACCTTGCGTTGATGGCTTACCACTCTTGGTTCTCCACTTCTGCTTACTCCAAGACTTTAGGCTTTTTTGTGATTTAGCTAATGCCATTTAACAACAGTCACACTCTGGATGACACTTACGATTAGTCAATGCACACCACAAACGTTTAAAATACTTTCTCATTTGTAACCACCACCTTTTGCTTTATATTGTTTTGCGACCATTTGGGCCTTCCTTGCGCTCCATTGTCCGGGTGCTCCACCTTTGCCTCCAGCTTTAACGGAAGCAACAAGGCGCTTACGCATACTAGGCTTAGTATAATTACCCGCTGCATTAACCGTAGATTTTTTGCCTGATTTCGCCACGACTGATCCCCATATCATGCAGTTCTTTGTTACTTAAATTCATAAGTATCCAATAATCTGCTCTTCGTTGTTGATTCTCTTGAATCTTTTTAAATATTTTCTTAAACATAGCACCACTCCTTTTATCTTGTGCAGGAGTAGTTTTACATAAATAGTTATATCATACTATAGATAAGATTGCAACCCCGTTATGCATTATCTGTTGGGGTCAAAGTACTCTTCTACAGAAACAATTACTTCCATAGTATTAGTAGTTTCACCAAAGACTACGATCTTATCGCCAGAATGTAAGTTAAAGTATCCACCATTTACAAGGTTAGTTACAGAGTGTCCTGACATGCTAAGTCCATTAGCTATATAATGATACGCATTATCTTCAGCATGATAAAACTGTACATAAACTTTTTTAGTAGAGTTGTTATTATTACTTATATGTAGATACCTAGTAATGGCACTAAAGTTAGCAGGACAAGTATACACAACAGTAGCACTAGCATCTGCCGAAGTAGATGCAATAGTGTACCCTTGTGTATGAAACTTAGATTTACTTAGATCTGGCATTAAAATCTTTTAAAGCTTGGCGTGTGTTAAACCCACCATTATCTTTTTTATACTTAGCTTTATTCTTTTTAAAGAAAGCATTAAATGCTGCAGACTGACTAGGTAGTTTAGTATCTGTACCTTTTGGCAAATCTGGAAGTTTAGCCATCTTTTTACGTGCTTCTTTAGTAGACTTATTAGCCGCCTCTACTTCCATTTTTTCATCTAGTGTCATAACACCAAGTCTAGTTGGACCTTGAGCTTTTTTCTTTGGACGAGCTTTGGGCCTAATAGATTTTTTAGGTGCAGAACTAATAGGTTTTTTAAGATCTTCTGCATATACAGCAGCCATTACTTTACCATTTTTATCTGTATAGTAAAGTGCTCCAGCTTTTTTAGCAGCAGCAATACTTTTGTATTTACCTGCATTCTTTTTAGCTTGAGCAGCAGTCATACCCTTTGCTTTAAGTTGACTATTTAAATATGTACGTAATGATACAGCCATTGTTTTATCTCCTACTTATAAGTGTTTTTAGGGTTGGCAATACCAGTAGGAATAGTGCCAGTAGACTTAACCATACCACCCTGATTGTACATAGCTACTTTACCACCTTTGGCGTAAGCTTTTTTCTTCATCATGCCGCCTTTTTTCATACCTTTTTTCATATCGTTTGCACCTTTACCATCTGCTGCAAACTTAGGTACTGACATTCCATTTACTTTAGTCATCGGCATACCGCCCTTAGCGTAGCCTTTCTTTTTCATGCCTCCTTTGGCATATCCTTTTTTCTTCATCATTGTTCATTCCTCACTATATAAATTGTTGAACACTCGTTGCGTATCCCAAACATAGTCTACGTTTTCTTTTGAGTTGTATACATGTTGATTAGGTTTAAAGTCAGGAGCACCTTGCCCTGTCTCAAACCATGCTGGGTGAGTTACTCTCACTCTGTTATTGGGCAACGCAACAATGTTACCTGTATATTCTCCTGCATCTAACAACTCTAATACATGAGACTGTTTATGTTGTGCAGGATCATCTGCTACTTCATTATCTGTATAGTCTACAGTGAAGTAATACTTAGCTGGGTAGAACTCTCCATCTATCTTTGCTATCCAAGGCGCTG